GAAGCCGTTATCGAGTGGCGTGGCGCGCAGCCGCAAGAGCAGCGCGAGCATCTCGGCGCGTCAGTCATCGGTCACGCGTGCGAGCGGTACTTGTGGAATGTTTTTCGCTGGGCGGCCGTGCCGAGTTTTGACGGCCGCACGCTGCGCCTTTTTGACCGAGGCCGGCGCGAGGAAGCGGTCGTCGTGGAAGAGTTGCGTGGCATTGGCGTCGAGCTGCACGTCGAAGAGAACGGCGAGCAGATTAGGGTGCATGACACGACCGGCCACTTTGGTGGCAGCGTGGACGGTATTGGCCTCGGGTTTCCAGAGGGGCCAAAGTCGTGGGCCATCTTGGAAGTCAAGACGCACAACGCTAAGAGCTTCACCGAGATGCGCAAGCTCGGCGTCGGGGAGAGCAAGCCACAGCATTACGCGCAAATGCAAACTTACATGGGTCTGTTGAAGGTTGAGCGCGCCTTGTATTTTGCAGTGAACAAAGACAACGACGAGATTTACACCGAGTGGGTGCACTTCGACAAGGACGCGTTTGACTACTATGCAGCGCGCGCGAAGCGAGTGCTCGACGCGAAGACACCGCCGATGAAGTTGAGCGAAGACCCGGCGCACTGGCAATGTAAAGGCTGCCAGTTTTTTAGCTTGTGCCATGAGCAGCGGGTGGCCGACGTGAATTGCAGGACGTGCTGCCACGCCTCGCCTGTTGAGGCGGGCGCATGGCGCTGTCAACTACACAACGAGTTGCGAAACAAAGGCAAGCAGGCCGAAGCGTGCGACTCGCACCTTTTTATTCCTGCGCTCGTGCCGTTTGGTGAGTCTGTGGATGGTGGTGAGAACTTTATTGAGTACCGGCACAAAGAAACCGGCGCGACGTTCAAGAATGGGCCAGAGTTCTACTCGAGCCGCGAGCTCACGAAATCGTGCGCAGGCACCGTGACCGAGCCGGTCGTCGAAGCCATGCGCGCGACGTTTAAGGCACGGGTCGTTGCTAGCAAGCCGCGGCGCAAGCCCGACTTGTCAAAGCTGCCGCCGCCCGCTGAAGAGCCGTTCCATGACGACCCGTTACCGTTTTAGGTGGCGCCATGCGAGTCAAAGAATTTGACATTGTTGAACGCCCTGCGCATTACGCGCACAGCGACATCGAGTGCATCGACGCAATCCGCGCGCAGTTGAACGACGCCGAGTGGCGCGGTTACTTGCGTGGACAAATTGCAAAGTACAACTGGCGGTTGAATAAAAAAGATTCAACTGAAACCGACACGCGCAAGCTGCTCTGGTACGCCAAGTGGCTTGTCGGAGTAGACCCGCGTGAATGAGAAAACCCGCCATCCGTGGCGCACTACTTGGAGCAAAAATGGGCGGCCGAGCATCGAGAATAAAGGGGGCAGCAGCGGAGCGGGAACTTGCAGCGCTGCTGACGGACGAGCTGGGGTTCGTGGTCAAAAGGAAATTAGGCCAAGCCCGCGACTCAGGCGACGACATTCAGGTCGGCAAGTTTCGGATTGAAGCGAAGCGAGTGGAAACGCTGTCAGTGCCCAAGTGGGTGCGGCAGATTGAGTCGCACTGCGCGCCGGGCGAGGTGCCGATTGTGGCCTTCCGTCAAAACGGTCAGCCGTGGCGTATCGTTATGAAATTAGAGGACTTTTTGCCGCTGATGCGGGGGGAGTTGACGAGTGACTAAAGTGTTGAGAGAATCTCAACATCCAGAGCTTGTGAGCCTGGATGCCGCGGCGAGCCAGCTAAACGTGAGCGTTAAAACGCTGCGCCGGTTGGTGGACAAGGGTGTCGTGCCAAATTATCGGTTTGGCACCGCAATCCGTGTCAGCGTCGCGGAGGTTCTTCACGCAACAAAGAGGGAATCCACCACATGTCAATCTTCAAACGAGGCAAAACGTATCACCTCAACATCCCGTTACAAAACGGCAAGCGATTGCGACGCTCTGCTGAAACATCTGATCGAAAAGCAGCGCAACAATTGCATGACCAGTTAAAAGCGCAGCTCTGGCGTCAAACAAAGCTCGGCCAGAAACAACCTCGCTCGCTCCTCGAGGCCGCCGAACGCTGGCTGGTTGAGCACAAGGACGACGGCGCTATACGCGATTACACGCACCATCTTGCGTTTTGGTGCGCACGCGCCGAGGGGATGTCGCTGACCGACATCTCGCGTAGCTGGGTTGCCGAGCAGATTGAGGGGCTTATTACGCGCAAGAACAAGCCGGCAAGCGCAGGTAGTAAAAACAACTACGTTATTACGCTGCGCTCAGTGTTAAACACGGCGTGCCGCGAGTGGGAGTGGATCGACCAGGTGCCAGCGCTGCGCACTTACGGCAGCAAGCGCGACGCGTCAAAGATGCTGATTGCGACGCCCGCGCAGGCCAAGGCGCTGCTCGAGGTGTTGCCGCCTGCTTTGCGCGCCGCGGTCGGCTTTGCGTTTATGACGGGCCTGCGTAAGTCAAACGTGTTTGGGTTGACGTGGGACCGGGTTGATCTAGAGCGGTCGGTTTGCTGGGTTCAGCCTATCGACACTAAGGCAGGCAACCTGATTACCTGCCCGCTCAACTCGGCTGCCCGTCAACTGCTTGTCCAACAGCCGCAAGACTCTCAGAGGGTCTTTCCGGTCGAGCCCCCTTGTCACCACCAGTGGCGCCGCTATACCCGCCGTGCGGGGCTGCCAGAGGGCTTTCGCTTCCATGACATTCGCCACACGTTCGCGAGTTGGGCGGCCATGGACGGCGTGGACCGCAAGACGTTACAGGACATGGGGGGCTGGAAGACGGCCGCCATGATCGACAACTATGTGCATTTGCCGGTCAATCACCTTATCGCGGCGAGCGAAAAGTTGGCTGCCCGGCTGCATTGATGTACACAATTTGTACACAAAGCAGTTTTTAGAGGAAGACCAAGTTATCGTAAGTGCTTGATTTTACTGGTAGCGGGGGTAGGATTTGAACCTACGACCTTCGGGTTATGAGAATAAAACCACATGTTGTAAAAACAGCAAGTTATTGATTTTTCAATGACCACGATGGACCCCGCTACCCCTATTTTCCGCAAACCTGTACACAATTATGGCACAAGGAGCGCCGCCTCGGCCTGGCGTCGTCGCACCAGCCCCGGCAGCACTCGGCCGCCCCCTCGCGTCCAGCGCATGATTTGCTCTTTAGCGCCCGCCCAATCGCCTTGGTTGATGCGTCGGCGCAGCGTGCTCGACTGCAGGCGGCCTGCGCCGAGGTTAAACACAAAGCTACACAGCGCGTTCGCGGCTGCAGGGTGCGCAATAAGCACCGGGCAGAGGCGCAGCACCGCCGGCAGGCACTCCTGTTCCAAGTGCCAGCGCAAGAGCTCCTCGCCCGCCTCGCGCGTCATAGCCGCGTCTTTCAGCGTCACCGCACGCCCGTCTTGGTAGCACGTCGCGCCAAAAGCAATGGTAGGCACGCCGGCCGCGCACAGGTAGGGCTTGCTTCGCCAGCCCTCGAACTCGCGGCAAAGCTGCGTCGCGACGTCGAGGTTCACTAAAGCCCTCGTTTGTTGAGCGTGCGGTCGAGGAACCAGTAGTTGAGGGTGCCTGCCACCAACGCGGCAAAGTCAGTAGACATCATCGTCGTAAAGACGGTCTTTGCGTCAGCGCCGGTCGCCCAGGCGTTGTAGGCATACCAGACGTGCACGAACGACCAGACGCCGAGAATCCAATAGGTAATCAGCGGCCGCACTGACGCAGAAAGCCCTGCGACCCAACTGCCCGCGGCTTTAGTCATTTCGGTCTGCTGCTCAATGGCACTCTTGAACGCATCGACGACGCCGACATCCAAGTCTGCTCGGTGCTGGGCACCGATCTCTCCCATCTTTTGCGCGCCGCGTTGCGACTCGAGTTTGCACTGCTCTTGAAACATCGCAAGCTCGTGCGTGCGCTCGTTCTTGCGGTCAAAAGTTTTAAGAAGTTCTGGCACCAGGCGAAACGCGCCGCCGAGCAAGCTGCCCACGACGCCACCGCCCAGTAAATCAATCATTTGCCAATCTCTCTTGCGCCGACCCACATCAGCGCGCCAATGACAATGACGCCAAGCGCCCAAAAGATTTTATTGGCGACCGACTTGCCAATTTCTTGATACACCTTCTCGAGCGCCTTCTGCGCGGCGCGCTCGGCAATGTGCTCAATCTCGGCTTCGGTCAATTTGTTCTCACCCATCACGCCTCCAACTCCTCTGCCTTCGGCAACTGCGCCTCGGCTTGCTGTTTAATTTTGACCGCGAGAGGAAACACACCACTTTTGGTCGGCAGCTCACCAAGCACCGTCAAAATGCGATTAACTTCTTCGACGCTTAGTGTGATTTTGACATCCATTTTAGAGTTTCTCAACATGTGTAAACGGCAAAGTGCTTGCTGAAACTGTCACGGTTCCTGCTGAAACGGTGATCGTCGATTCGTCAACGGCAGGATCTGCTGAGACTTCTGCCGTCTGCGCAAACTCGCACTCAACCCACGCCATTGCGCCGTGGTTCCAGTTCCATTGATAGCCAGAACGATCCGCGGGCTTTGGGTCGCGCACCACCCACTCGGCGTTCAACCAAGCGACTTCCTTGCCCTCTGGCGCTTCCGGCTTGGCAGGAACTTCGTACCAGCCTGCGTTACCGTCAATCTGCTCGACGGGGTAGTGGCCTTTGAAACTGTGCAGCGTCATGTTTGCCTCACTGGAGCGGGAACGCCGTGGTCGGCGGGGTGAAGTTGCTGGTGTAGCGGGCAATGCCTTTGGTGATGCGAAGGTCGTCGATGTAGCCGTTAAGAAAATTTCCTGCAACATTTGAACTTGCTCCGATGGATAAAACATCAGTTGAACTAAAAGTTTGCGCCCATGCGTTAGCTGTTGTTGCAGTCTGAATTCCATTTAAAAATAATTTGGTTGTTCCACTAAATCTACTTACCGTAATGTGATACCACTGACCAGTAGATATTGAACCACCGGAAATTACAGGGGCAGCAACAGAATACGCACCAGCATAAAAACTCAAAGTCCCAGCATCAATCCACAACACAAAAGAACTATTGCCAAAAGCCGCACCCCTAAAATCAAGTAAAGTTTGATATCCGGCGACAGAATTAAAGTATGCCCAACATTCTATGGTCATGTTACCAGAACCAAAATACCAGTTTAGGTTTTGAGAAGTTGATTGTCTTAAACCGTCCCCCGCCCCATCAAAATACATCGACGACCCGCCGAACTTGCTCTGCGTCGTGCTGATCTGCGCGTTGCCGACCGTCTCCAGATCGTTCTTTGCCGTTGCGTCAAAGATGCCAGCGTTGGTGAAGTTGAGTAGAGCCTGTGTATTAGTAACGGCAGTTAGCGGAGAAGTAGGAACGGTAATTGTTGATTGCGATGGGTCATAGACTGAACTTCCGTTGACCAATCTTGCGTTTGCAATATAACCATTAAAATTAACGTCACCTCTGGATTGACTTAATGCAGATACAGAAAGGCCGCCGTTACCGATTGAGGTTCCAGACAAGGTTCTGTTATCTGCTCTAGTTCCATTGATGTATACAGAAGTGTTCGTACCGGATCGGCACCATACAACGTGACTCCATGCGCTTAACGGCAAAGTCCCAACCCCGGTGGTGTATATAATTTCAGCGCCACCATCGATTTGAAAATACATATACAAGTTGTTACTGATAAACGAACGGAACGACCATCCCCTGTTTGGGCTACTGTTGTAGTTTCCAATGATGGTTCCGTCAGTATTTGCGTTCCTATAAATCCAAGCCTCAACGCAAAAATCTCCGCTCAACGCAAAGTTGTTCGCTCCAGACCCAATACTCAAATAATCCCCACTCCCATCAAAATACCCGCTGCCTCCATACGTCGCAGCAGACCACGCGGCTGTCGGGTTGAACGGGGAGAAGGGTTGTACCGATACGTCACCGTTGCGGGTAATAGCAAAAGCGTTGCTGCTGTTGTCGATGAAGCGGTTGCTCTGACAGGTCAGCAGCGAGGTGTTCGTGATGGCGGTGAGGGGGGCGGCGGGAGGAGTGAAGTTGGAGGTGTAGACGGCTGAAGTAACTTCTCTCAGATTGGAGACATAACCGACAAACGGGAAACCCGTATTAACAGAATCCCCAATGGTTCTGACGGTTGAAGTCAAATTGGCAGAGTATGTTGCTGACGCGCCTGATGCAACACCGTTAATATAGAGTTGGCAAGTCCCTGAGTTTCTGACCAAGGCTACATGAACCCAATTGTTCGCGTTAAATGCGGTTGCTGCTGTTGCAACCTTTAGCCCGTTGCCGTAGACCTCAATAGTCAGGCCATACTGAAATATGCCGTATCCAGTATCTGTGCCTGTTGTTGAGCGACCGTCGTATATGCTGCGGTAAGTTGCAGAAGCATCGGTCGGGAAAAACCAAAACTCAACGGTGTTGCTTCCTGTTCCTAACGCGGTTGCTGTTGCCAACGAAAGACGATCACCAGTCCCATCAAAGTAGTTACTCCAGCCCGTCTGACTAAACGGCGAGAACGTACCCTGCGTCGTGTTGCCGTTACGGGTAATTGTAAAGTTGTTGGTAGACGAGTCGAGGAACGTGTTGTTTTGTGCGCCGTTTGTGCCGTTCCCTGAAAGTAAAAGGGTAACGTATTCAAAAAACGCATCTACAGATTTTCCAATAAACAACCCAAAACCTCGGGCTGCTCCAGCTCCAATTCGCGAGATGAGAGGCATGGCTTTGCGAGGCTCCGCTTATTTGAACTGCGATTGCGAGGTAAATACCGTAAACGCAGCGCTTCCCGTTTTTACAATGGTGTAGACATACGCATCAATGCTAGACGCGTTGCCTGCCGACCAGGCTGCGCCGCCCTGATACTTGGGGGTTACTGCAGTCCCATCAACCTGCACTGCGCTGTTGTAGTACGCGGTACTGCCCTGCGTAACTAAAAACGCGACCGTAATGCTTTGGCCGGTCGAGAGCAGGGTGTTGAGCGACGTGCCAGAGGAGCCGCGGAAATTTACGGTCCAGTTAGCCGACGCGTTGCTGGTGTAGTACAGAACGCTTTGCGTCGTGACGTCGTAGTTAATGGTTCCGGTCGCTGCTATTGCGCTGATCGTTGTTGTCTCAGCGGCGTTTGTTAGCACTTGCGCGAGCACGCTACTTGTACCGTTAAAGGTTTGAGCGGCCGTAAATGTCGTTGCGGTGCTAGGCGCCACAAAATCAGTGCCCGCGGTCGCAGCGGTAAACGCCGAGGTGCCGTTACCTTTCAAAACGCCCGTCAGCGTAGTTGCGCCGCTGCCGCCGTTAGCAACCGGCAAAGTGCCAGTAACACCCGAGGTTAGGCTGACCGTGCCGAGGGTCTGTTTGAGCGAACCCGTTGCGTCATACGCGCCCTCAAGCGTCCAGGTGTCGCCTACTGCAAGCGTGACCTTGGCAATGTCGCGCAAAGTGCCGTTTGCGTTGTAGGACACGGTGACCGTAACAGCGGCCGTGTCTTTGTTAAAGATTGTGATGTTTTTTACAACGCGCCGCGTTGCAGCTGCAGGCGATGCGACCAGAGTTACGCTGGTCGTGCCATTTAGCGCGCCGTCGTTGCTGCCTTCAGTGAAAGCAGAGCCTGTGTTGTCAGCAAACCCCGACGTAAAATCAGGATTGGTTGTTGCTGCCGCACCAGCCATGGCGACAACAATGCTGTCGGTCGTTGCGTCAAGAACTAAGATACCCATGTTGTCACCTCAAGAAATAAACCATGCAAATCCATCTGATCCACCACCACCACCACCACCCGTGGACGCAATGGTGATTGCCCCCGCGCCATTGGTGATTGTGATGTTTGCCCCTGCTGTGAGAGTTGTTTTGGTCAACGTGTTGCCCGTTGAATTGCCGATCAAAATTTCACCGTCAATAAAACTTGACTGCCCGGTGCCCCCATTAACAACTGGCAAAGTACCTGTCACGCCCGTCGTGAGCGGCAATCCGGTCACGTTAGTCAGTGTTCCGCCGGATGGCGTACCAAGCGGTCCACCGTCTTGCAGGAGCCGAGTCCATGAGCCGCCGTGGGCAAAATACATTGCACCGTCGGCGTGAGAGTGCGCGACCGCGCCGTGATAAGTGGTAGCAGAAGGAAACGCCGCTTGGTTATTAAAATAAAAAGGAATGACCGAGCCGGCTTCCGGCGCAACAATGGCACCAACATCCGAAATGGTTACCAAAGAA